GCCTCGAGATACATGTCGTAGTCACCCGTTGCCAGAGCCTTACGAAGCTTAGTCACGGACTGATCGAGCACCTCAAGCGCTTCAGCTACAGCATTCAGGCCTAGATCCACGGGTCCCCCATCTTCAGACTCCAACACGTCCAGTCGAAGCCAGTCAACCTGGCTCATAAAACTATTAACGCGATCCTGACTACCTTCAACTGAGTAGGTAACGCCATTCTCGCGACCACCGCGACTCAGTACAGTGACGGTAACGCCCGAGTGTCTAAGGTGCCGGTTCAAGTGTACTTCGTCCGACGCAGCCAGGTTAAATACGAGCTTCATGTCATGCCTCCTTGGGCATCCAGCCCTTTGGGATGATGTGGCCAGGCCCCCAAGGGGTTGACTGGACCAGTAGTTCTTGCTCCCCTCCAACGAAGGGCTCCAGGTTCTGATGGGACTCGTCGTCCGACCAATAGAAGTTAATCACGCTTGAGCCGATCTTACCCCACATACGCTTCCAGCCTTGCGCTGTATAGTACGTGTGCATCAGGTCTTGGTGGTCGGGTAGTCCGTCTCGACTCTGCCACTCTTCCCACCCGTCAGGTCGGGCAATCAAGCCATCCGCAGTGCGCGAGACATTAGAGTCTGGCGCAGCGGGCTTAGACTCAGGATCTTTTGCTACGCTGTTACCGTCACTTTTCGGGGTCGGGGGTTCAGCAGGACCCGGCGTCGGGGACTTCTGGAGTGCTTGGAGCCCCCTCAGAAGTGCGACTCGCGCAGCAACCTCGCGGGTCACCTTGACCCCGAACTCTTGAGTTGCGGGCCAGGAGGCGACCTCTTTTACCAGTTCGTCGATCTGCCGCATAACTTCAGTTTCTAAGTCGAGAGTTACCTTCTGCCTTGGCGCTTCTACGAGCTCCATCACGTTGCCCATACAGGCCCCCTTTTGTCGTATGTCGTAGTCTGAGCATAACACATAACTGTCATTGACATGTTGTCAAGGGTTTTGAAAATTACTCACGCCGAATGAAACGCCTTTGCGGCGGGTCCCGGGAGGGACTCGCTGGGGGTGGGTGGGGGGTCTGATCGGATCTGATCGGCTGATCTGATCGCAGATCTGGGCTGATAGATCACGGGAGGATCGGCTACCAGGACGACGGGGGAAGACGTCTATCCCCCGCGGGGGAAGAATCGGCGGATCGGTTTCGCCTTTCGGCGATGGCCATCGCTCCACGTCAGGCAGAGCCAGACGTTCCACAATCGGCCCCCATATCCAGAACCCCAAGAATAATCTGTGCGGCTAAGTCATTGATATCACAGACCTTTTCAGAAAATCGAAATAAATATCACTTGCCCCCTTGTCACTTTCTAAACTGTGATTCCATTCTTTATGTCAGGAATGACACTCGAACTTTGAAATCTCAATAGCGTTCTCTCCTCGCCCCCTGTGGGCCGAGACCGTGGCTGCAGCTGCCCAGGATATTGGAGGCCTGGCTGGTGACGAAGCCTGAGGATTGAGAAGCGGTATAGTGCGGCAATGGCCGCCATGCCAAAGCAGCGTACTTTCAAACCCATTACCTCAGGAAGGTAAATATCATGAATGCAATCACAGCAATCAGTCGTCCGTTGGCTACTCTTCGTCTTGACCCTTCACTCCGAAGGGCGGCACCTGCAGGCTTGCCTCAGCTGTCACAAGACCATGTCTGCCTCATCGGCGCCAAGGATTCCTATCGCGCAACCTATCAACAGGTTTGCGAGGTTCCGACGCCCGAAGAGCGGTACAATGAGAAGGGCCATCTGACGTATCAACCTGTGCCATACGCTACCCTGCTCGATGGTTTGCGGGATTCCTTCTCGGAAGCCTTGAACCTCGAGCCCATGTCAGAATCCTATGCGCTTGCCCGTCAAGGTCAGCAGCTCTATGGGATGATGACTTGGCGGCTCCCTGAGTCGGATACTACTGGTCTTTGTCTTGCTCTTCGTGGCTCCCACGATGGGCAGATTGCCAGTGCATTCGGCATCGGACAGTCGGTGTTCGTGTGTGCCAATGGGGCATTCTCGGTCGATGGAATGGTGAAGTCAGCGCGTCACACAAGCGGAACTTTTGATAAGCTTCGCGAGCTGACCTCTGACGTTTCCTCCACTGCAATCTCTGACTTTCGCACCATTGCGGCAGAGACCTCGCAGTGGCAGGACATCAAGGTGAAGAGTGATCTCTTCTATGCCTACGTCGGCATTCTGCAGGGTCGCGAGATTATCTCCTCGCAGCTGGCCAGTACTGCCTACAAGTACTGGGCCGCATGCCATGCAGGCAAGCTACACGATGCACATGGACAGACCGATGACCTCGGTCGGTCCTCGCTCTGGTCAGCCTATCAGGCAGTGACCGCGGCAATGCAGCGTTCCGCACCGATTCGCGCATTCGGTGGCTATGGTGGCCTTCACCATGTCACCCGTGCAATCAGTGCCAGTGGTGGAAGCGTCGAAGACGCGACCATCCCTGAGCTCGACATCGAGAAGGCGATGCGAGAGCACGCATAGCCCCCTCGGAGGGGACCATTCGGTCCCCTCCACCCTTCCACCCCCTAAACCCACGGAGGCCTATCATGGCAACCAACCTTCCCGCGGCTGCAATCCTCGCAGCTGCTAAGTACTTCGCAGACCTTGCAAACCAAGTGATAGATGAGGAGCGCGACATCAAGCCGCGCGACCTTGTCTACCCAGGCGAATACAAGGTCAGCATCAAGAACCTGTCCCTCGACCTGTCTCTGACAGTGGCGGAAGACTCGACCACTCCTCGCGTCTCGATTCCTTACAAGGACATCGCGACGGGTGCGGTCAACGGGTTCACAGATGCAGAGAAGGCTGCAGTCAAGCGCACCATTCTTGAGGGTAGCACCCCAAGAACGGACGCAGAGACCAAGTCATTCTTCGCTGATATCAAGTCTGAACTGATTGATCAGGGCAAGGCGAGATACAGTCGAGGGAGCGTCAAGGTCGAGACTGTGACTGCAGAGGTCGAGCACGCAACTCAGCAGCGCATCAATGATGCGTGATTGGGATACTTGGATCTGCACGATACTGCTGATCCTGATGCTGGCGGCCTACGCAGCTCAAACCTTCGACTGAGTACTTCCACCTGGACATGTGGCTAAACTGTCCACTCCCCCTAAACTCAGGAATAAAATCATGCTTACTATCGAACCAGGGACACAGTATCCCTCTATTGGATTCAGCTCTGTCATGAGCGAGGCGCTCATCGCAATCGATGCCGCCCGCGACGAGCATATCCCCACATATAAACTGTCGAGACGACTTGAAACATACCTCGCCCACTATGAGCGCCTTGTCACTGACCTCGAGGCAGGTAAGGACACGGAGAAGTGGGGCAAGGCCTACGAACGCGCTGTAATGCAGCGTGACAGAATCAGGGATGTCGCACTCGCTGAAGCCGACGCACTGAGACTAGCCCTCGTAACACTCCAGGAGACGATGGATGTCATGGCCGATGACATCATGTGCCTCGGCTACGCTCTCCCTCGAGAGGAGGGACCAAACAATGGATAAACTCGAGCTCTATCGGGGCGGCCACAGCTGCCCCACAACGCTGCAGCCTTTCTACCATGCGCAAGGTCGACTCCCCTTCAATCTGGCATGGTTCACTTCAGACCATTCGCTGGCAGTGTGCTACGGACCAGTGAATGACTTTGAGCTGACCCTCCACAATATCAAGGAGGTAACCCGCGAGGAGTGGTCAGCGTTCGACAGGGTGATGCTGTTCTGCAATCCTCAGCCCGTGATTGACCTGAAGGCGCAAGGCTATGACGCCGTGCGCTGTCAGTTCACCTCGGAAGTGAGCGCGATTCTGGTGCTGGGTGTCAGCCCAGAAAACTGTAGAAACGACGGACCAACCCTGTACTTTGACGCAGAAGAAGAAGAATGAAATGCACGGGTAGCAATCAGCCCCCTGGCCTACGGGTCGGGGGGCTTTTCTGCGTTCGGGCTCAAGCTCGAGCTTCACTCGTCCGGCATGTCCGGCAATGCAGTAGGGTACATAGTCCGGCGTGTCCGGTAGGGGGGAGCGGCAGTCCGGCAGGGGAGCGGAGCGGCAGCGGCAGGGCCGGAGGCTGGTCCCGGCCAGGCGCCCGCTCGGTGAGGGGGGAGCTCGGGTGAGCCCCCTCCCCTCGGCGGATCGGCCCGGCGGTCCAGGCGGATCGTACATTCAGGGTGTGGGATTGGCGGATGCTACCAGTACCAATGGTCCTTATGATCAGGACCATCCAGCTCGAGCCCCTCCAGGTCGGCGAGTCCCTGGTTCCCGTGCGCCATGCCCGCGAGCATGCGGCGCTCGGAGGCTGCGCCCCCGTCGTCCAGCTCTTCATCGCAGCAACATAGGCAGTCACCAGGGAACACTTCGTAGTGCCGCTGGTTCTCGTATTCGTGTCCATCTTCTCCGATGTAGGGCATCAGAACACCTCCGCGCGCATGTCTGCATAGCGGTCGTCAAGGACAGCCGCGTACTCGAGGAAGTCTTCCAAGCTCTCGTACTCTGCGAAGAATTCTTCGTCGTGGGCGCCATGGCATTCGATGACAACCTGAGCGGCGTAGCTCTCGTCGTAGTTGGCCTCAGCCCACTGAATGATTTGTTGCTTTACACTCATCTGATTTCCTGGGTCAGTGCCGAGGGTTCAGTCCCCCGACACCAAGAACATTGACACCGTGGAAAGAACGTCAAGCCCTTGTGCAACCTTCTTCAATCATAGAAACAAGCTGGTCGGTTACGCCAACCTCCTCTGCAGTTTGCATGATTAGGCGGCGCTCCCGCATCGCAACGAGCGAGCAGATACGTCCGGCGAGGAGCTCAGTCCGGCTATGGTTCCAAGCCTCGAGCAACTCAGACGCTCGGTCCGGCAGGTCCGGCAGGTCCGGGGTGTGGGTGGTCGTGTCCGGCATGATAACCTCACAAAAGAAACGGCTGAGGGGGAACCCGGCAGGGGCTGTTGGTCCCCTACCGGGCAGGCGCATCCGCCGAATTGCGGAGCGCCTCCTCAGGAAAAGCGGTTCGGCGGATCGTGTCCATCCGATGACCAGAACATAGTGCCGAGATTATTTTCGTCAAGTAGATATTTCCCCCTTGTCAATGTTTCCAGGGTGTCATATATTATAGGTGTCCAATCAAGGACTATCCTCAGGAGGGATTACATGCTGACTCTTAAGAAAGCAAAGGAAATCGTAGGTCACAAGTCGGGGCTCGGACGCCCATCCAAGATGCCTGGATGGAGCACAGCTCTACCGGCCCGCGAGTGCACGACCGGAGCTAAGCTCCGTAAAATCAAAGGCTCTGTGTGTGAGAAGTGCTATGCCTTCCGCGGTAACTACGGGACACCCGATGTGCAGAAGGGTCTCTACCGCCGACTGTCCGCACTGCTAACCGGAGATGCCGACACTTGGATTGGCGCAATGGTTCGGCTGATCGGCCACTACACCGACCCCGCGGATGCATACTTCCGCATCCATGACAGCGGAGACTTTCAGTCGGTAGAGCATGTGCTCCGTTGGGTCTCCATCGCACAGCTGCTTCCTTCGATTAGGTTCTGGGCTCCGTCCAAGGAGTACGCCCTTATCCGTCAAGCCATGAAGCAGGTCAGCGACTGGCCCGATAACCTGGTCATCCGCTTGTCCGCTCCGATGATCGGTCAGGATGGAGCTCGGCGCTGGCGACAGGATGGCACCCTGTACTCGACCGTCGACCATGGCAAGGGGCACAAGTGCCCAGCCCCCGAGCAGGACAACGCCTGCGGCAGCTGCCGAGCCTGCTGGGATCGTACCGTTCAAGTGGTGGACTACCACCGACACTGAGACCCAACCCTAAACCCTAAACTCCTGGGCATGAGTAGAAACTGCCTGGAGTATTGATGCTATACCTTAGTTACACAAGCAGACTATGTTACTGGGAACGCCGAGCGTACCGGAGGAGCCGACGATGATCAAGCAAATGAGAGAGCTGAGTGAGAGCCTTGACGAGCTCGCCAAGCAGATAGACCAGCACCTCGAGCCGGGCGCGATGATCGTCAACCCGGACCCGGAGCCAGGCCAGCTGCGGATGTGGCTCGAGGATCTCCGGTCGTTGAAGGATGATCACGGAGATCCGTGGAAGCCGGAGATCAAGCTGACACTCGTCCAGCTGGTTGAGTTCCTCGAGCAGTGGGAGACTTGACACCCCGGCACACAGTGTATATAAACGGTAAGACCACTGGGGATCATGTGGTCAGTACCGTTCATCCCAGCGGCCCGCCGTTAATCCGGCGGGTCGTTTCTTTTATTCGGCGGGCTCGAAGACCTTCGCCTCTCCGACTCCGGCATCGTCCGGCTCAGCCTTCATCATACACTCGCAGAGAGCTTCGATCCGGTCGGCCTGTCCGGCGTGAGTCTCCGATGCCTTGCGCAGCTCTCCGGCAATCTCCATCAGCTCAGCATGCATCTCTTTCATGTCCTTAGATCCGGCCTTATCGGACGTTTCATCCGGTTGATCAGCCTGATCCGGCGAATCATGCGCGTGGATCATGTCTTTCCGGGCCTGATCCATGGTTGGGCCGGAGAAGTCCGGCGCTCCGGCTTCTTTCTTGGCGATTATCAGGGCGATCGGCTGTCCGTGCATGGGATTGTCCTTCCGTATACTAAAATATACGCTATTTAGTCGGCGCGATGGCCGATTGGGCCACGATCCGGGCCAGTCTATCATCAAAATCTACTTCTACGGCTACAGCTGTGGTAGATCCGGCGGATTCTGCGGCTGGTGTGATCCCACACCGGTCCAGAATCGCCTCAGAAGCCTTGACTCTGTCCCTTGGAGCGGCCCCAACGTCCTCCGCAACCTCCAAAAGAGCTGATAGAGCAGCTTCAGCGGCGTGCTCGAGCCCTTGTCCCAAGGTCTGACGTCTATATTCGCGGCCAGCTTGGATCGCTGAAGCAATATCTGGTTCTTTAGACCAGCGCCAGAGGGTCGAAGGCCTGAGTTGGAGCCGCCTCGCAACCACAGAAACTGTGTAACCGGCTTCGAGTAGCCGAGCTGCGGCGGCCTGGACCTCAGGCTCATTCTCAAACCTGCTTTCTTCGACCAGCATACTCACAACCTCGTCTTCCCCTGGCGGGACTACGACGGTAGGCACAAGCGTGGTCGGTTCGTTTGCAGGTGAGATCGTTTGTTCAGTGGAGTCTTCCAT